ATTATATTGAGACCACCATGGCAAAGGTGTACCACAGCAGCCTCTCCTGTATTCGGGAACACGTAATGTGTTACCAAAGAGGGAAACACTCAAAAAAAGAATGTGAGTGTTTCGTCAGTTGTGAAGCAGTGTCCCGTGAACTCATTGGGTGTGTTCAAAAAATATTTCAAATTGCGTCCTTGGAGGGATTGCAGTATGAAATTATTAAAACACCTGAGGAGTTGGCGTTAAGCTTATTGTCAACCTATCTACCCTATGTAGATACCGTTGACGTGGAAGGCTATCATAATGATAGCTGGGTGCCGTATATATCCAAACTCATTGTAGATGAGGCTTTGGATTACGCTCTTCGTTTGAACGAGTTCTGTAGGACCTTTCATATTATTCTATCGAAGAAGGATTATGATAGCATGTTAGATTGTCTTTTGATAAACTCCCTTTTTGGGCAGAGTCACAAGATTTTCAAATATGTTATAAATCTTTTTTTCGATAGTCTAATTGGAGAGGAGCTTCTTCCAAAGAAGCCCGATCTCTTTTGGTCCTATAGATTAGTTCCTAAGAAACTTAGAGTGATTATGGCGAGAGAGGGTGCAAAGTATCGAAATGGTGTTCATAAAACCAGAGTACTTGCTTTGTTCTATTCTTTGTTCCAGGGACTCAAGAAGGGATTACTCCCTATTCGTCCTCATCATGTTGACCAATCATTAATAGGTCATAAAAATGCCTTGACTAAAGAACCAAAAAAGTTGAACGATATGTTCCGACAGTTTTGTTATTGGAATCTTCGAGATGAATTCTCCGATCTTGTTATGCCGAAGAGGCTTAGCAATGATTTCCCAAATGAGGGAAAGATTTCCAATAAATCGACTGTTGAAAGTAATCTTTCAAATTTTGGCCAAATAGGTTTAGCAGTTAAGTCACTACGACTCCCCACAAAGAGAATGGATATTCTTTTATTAGATAAAGATCCTTTTTTTCTTCCTTATGCTCCTGTCATGATCGGTGTGAAGACTATACTTAAATATAGTGTTCGCTCGAGAAATGAACGGGTCATATCGAAGGAATTGAGTTCTTTAAATTATTCTTTCTTTTATGGTGAGTTTGGTGATGATGAGATTTGTAAGGAGCTTGAGTCCTTAATTGAATTGGGAATTATTGATATGTGTGTTGTTCAGCCTGCTGTCATACTTGAACCTCTTAAGGGGCGGATTATAACTAAACCGTCCAGTGGAGAGTATCTCCACTATGTTCAGTATCAGAAACTTCTTTGGAAGAAGCTTCAGAGACATCGGCAATTTGAGTTGATCGGGAGACCGGTTGATACTGAGGACATTCATTATCTTTGTAATGATTTACAAGATGATGATGTCTTCGTGTCAGGTGATTATGATGGAGCTACAGATAATTTAAGTTCTGAGCTTTCCGAATTAATCATCCGATTTCTTTTCTCACGCTTGAGAAAGGAATGGGTCGATAACCTGATCAAGTCCTTTTGCCATGTTCGGGTGGACTATACACATATCCCTATTTCCCAGTTCGACACTCCATGGCCTCTTGCTGATTCTTTATTTGAGTCATGCTCGATGGGTGTCATTGAACAAAAGAATGGTCAACTTATGGGTCATAATCTTTCTTTTATAGTTCTTTGTCTTGCGAACTATTTAAGTTTCAAATTCAGTTTTTGGAGTTCTTTCAATGATGAAATTGTCCCAAACGTCCTGATTAACGGAGACGACATTCTATTCAAGACCAGGAAACAAAATGTTTCCAGGTGGATAGATTGTGTCAAATCCGTGGGATTCGAACCTTCTGTAGGTAAGAATCTTGTTTTACGGGATGTTTGTCAGATAAATTCTGATTTGTTCAAAATAGATTTTGATACTTTTTCCAATCCAATTCATGGAGGCTTTATTAGGTTCATCCGTAGGGTGACTAAAATTGACTTCGTGAATTTTGGTATTTTGACTGGAAGGGGAAAAGGAAAGACTGATGAGATGAGACGTTTGTCTCAACCACAAGTTGTTAAGGAGAACACAGATCTTCAAAATATTTTACCAGGTTACTGGTCAGATCAGAGGAGGAATATGAATTTAACTCAAATATCTGTTGATAAGGACTTCCTTAGGGAAGCCTATATCCAGAACCGTCCGGTTCTAGCAGCTATTTGGAGGGAGCAGATGTGGGATCTTCCCGAGTCTGTTTTTAAGAATTCAATTTCTCTCAACTCCGATGTAAAAAATATTGAGTATGAAGATGTTACATCTTTGGGTGTAACGCGTGGTGCTCCCCAGAAGAAGCTTACGCTTCTGAAATCTCTCAATCAATTTAAAGAATCTATATCACGTACCATCGTTCCAAAAGATGGTTCTATGAGGAAGATTCTTGTTCCTAAATCGATTGCCCAATTTCC